CATAATATCCGGACATGACAGATTCTGCGGGAGGTAAAAAAGCTAAACTTGGATGTCGATCCTTTGCTTGTTGTCTAATGGTAGCAATACTTTCTGGAGTGTCCCACCAGTTGCTAATAATTTCTTCTTCGTCATCTCCTTTTCCTCCTAAATAAGAAAGGCCCGTTAAACCTGCACCTGCGCCTAAGAAGGCTGCTTGGGCTTTGTTTTTCCCTATCCAATCCCATATGCCACCTTTGCCAGCAGGAGTTCCACCCGCACCTCTGGTCAACATAGCTGGCATACCTGCTGGTTTTGCTCCGCCTGGCCATAAACCTTTTGCAGCCCTTCCAATATTTGCAAGATTTTTAAACCGTTGTAATCCTTGACCACCTGTAAATATACCTTTTCCACCTAAAAATCCTGCTCCGCCAAGGCCATAGAGACCTCCCCCTATTAAAGCCGCTTTTCCTAGTGGACTTTTCCATACTTTCTTGGCTATTTTTTTAATAGGTTTAAATATTTTCTTGAAGAAACCGTACTGTTTAACGCCTGGTTCAACCAGACCTCCTGGTTTACCTACGATCTTTTCGTCAGGTGCCAAGGATCCGATGCCATGCTGTCTTTGTGATTTTGTCATAATTTCGCCTAAATTTTGAACCTACTTTGTTTTCGAGAATAAATCAAGCCGTGGCATCAGGACATGGACATCTCTTCGGATGTCTTTTTCGTCAATTCCCTTAGCTTTCCACTCGTCTTCGGTCTTATAAATCTCCCCTGTTTCCTTATGTTTAATCGTTGTTGTCACCTTCGTAGCTTTAAGTACTTTCACTATGCCGTAACCTCTTTTTTAATGTTTAAATAACTAATGGTAATGTCTACGCCATCGCTCACGGTTCCTGCTGTGGTATAAGATAAAACCTTACTACCTTCCACCACCATCGGATTCGTTAAAATTTCTACGCTGGCTGCAGTCGCTAAAGTTTGGGTATTAATAACTTGAAAACCGTTGTTCGTAATCGTAATCGTTGGTGTATTCGAAGCCGACTTATTCGTCACATGTAACGACTTCACAATATAAGTTTCTGAAATTAAAGGAAGCTGGGTTCCTGCTGCATCAGTCCCAAAAAATTTAATCGGACCTTCTGCCGCCGTACTCGTGACTCCATACATATTATATTGATTGACTACTGCCATTATTCAACAAAGAAGCTCATCGCTTCTATCTCCTGTCTAAGCTCTTGTTGAAAAGAAGTGTTAAGTTTATTAATCACCGCGTCAAGATCTCTGACTAAAGATTGAAAAGTTATCGGATCGTATTCTTTACTCGCTCTTGTTAATGCTTGTACAATTTTTGCCATTATAAAAGTCTCGCTATGCCTCCTGCATTTTGATTTTGTCTTGCTAAAAAACTTTCTCTTAGCTGTTGGTATGTTGGACGGTTAAGTTCGAGTTCTTGTTGTGCTCTTAAGAAAGGTTCCAGATCCATATCTTCTCTTCTTAGCCCTTGTTCTCGAGCCCTAGCTGCCATTGCTAATTTCGCGTGTCCTTCGGTTCCTATCTTTCCTGTTTCATCTCGATAAGGATCGAAAGCTTTACCGACACTATATTTTGCTAGTCCTGTTAATGCAGCTGGAGCCATGAACCAAGGATTCATAACACCCAATCTGCCTAGACCTGCAAATCTTCCTGACCACTTACCCATCTTAGCCATGTTCGCTAATTGCTGAGCTCGCCACGCTTTATTTCCGTAGCTAGCAGTATTCGCCCCTGGAATCTTTCTCAAGGTTAAAGGATTTCTATTAAGTATAGAAGCAAGACCAAGTTGTAAGCGAGTCCAAGGAAATGAAGAACCGCTCTTTTTAGTTTTAACTTTAGGTAGTGGAATTTTTTTAGCCATTATAAAAGTCTCGCGATGCCGCCATCAAAATAGCCAGCCCTTCCGCCTTCAGCAAACCAATTAAGAGGATTCAATTTACTTCCTTTTTCAGGAGGAAAGGCATTTTCAGGATTTTTATCAAATATTCCCCCTTTAAATTTATTTTCTAAGTCTTCAAGTTGCGATCTATTAAATGCAAGCCCCTCGTCAGTCCACATGCCTTCAAACTCAGGTTTTTCAGCCTGCAAAAGCTCGTACCTTAATTTTTTTATTTGTTGTTTCCAACTGTCCATAATTTCTGAGCCTTTAATTCCTGATATCTCAAGATCCAATAAATTAGGATCCCATTCTATAATTTCACTTTTTTCTCCCGCATACCCACCAGGATTAACGACTCGTCCTCGGTTGTATCCAATCCTTCCGCCTTGAGCCATTCTATCAGAGGGGTCTCGTCCTGGTCCAGCCTGAGCTACATCTCCACTCTTACCTCCACTGTAATCTGCGCCGCCATACCATCCGCCGCCTTCACGGCCACTTGCTACGGAAGCGTCATATCTTCCTTGAGCTGCTGCTTGAGATGCGGAAGCTTCTCTTTCTTGTCTCATTTGATCAGCTGCAGCTTGTTGTGCTTGCGCAGCTTTAAATTCTTTTTTTGCTTTCCATCTCTGGATTACATTTAGGTTTTTGCCTGCGACCGTTGGATCAAATTCTTCCTCCCATTCCTCTCCCGTAGTGGATCCTAATTTACGTGCAGTAAATTCATCGGACAATCCATACTTTCCTTTTAAATCTAGTCCTGTTGCTTTCTCTAATAGGGATGCAAACATAGGTTTAGCATTTATATTTGCGTGATATACATTTTTACCGGTATCTACAAATTTCCAGTTGCCTGATTGGTCTTGGGCAATTTTTCTATTCTCAGGTTTATAAGAAGCTGTCATAGGGTCCATACCTGGAGGATTTTGACTCATATCGGTTGACCATACACCCGCCCTAAAATCTTTTTGAGTCTCAGGATTTAAATTATATTTACCTAATCCTCCTCCTCCGCCTCCGTCTCCTGCTCCCGGGTAATAACCTTGAGGAGGCCATTTATAAGGGGCCGCTACTTGTGTGTTGGTAATTCCTGTTGAAGCATTAGCAATGCTTGGGGGAGCGGTATAGCCTAATCGGTATTGTTCTTGAGGAATAAATTTATTCCCACTTTCGTAAATGTCTTGATCTGCTTGGCTATAAAAAGGTGCTGCCATTATCTTCTCCCGTCTGGTTGTATGTCTAGTCTAAATGTTCCAAGCTTCCAGTTCTGTGAAGTGGAAGTGTTCTCTATTTTCAATGCAATGGCTCTCGCCCTTGCGCGTGTGTCAACTTTATCAGTGGAACTCGTTATTGTAAAGGGTCCAAGTGAAGAGCTGGCAGCGCTGTTGTTTGGATAGTTTCTTAAAAATAATGTAATCTTGGTATCTCCCGTCTGACTAATAAAGTCTGGTAAAAATCTTCTAATCTTCATGATATATTCCCCATCACCTCTCATGTCTGGAGCTCCTAGCATTTGCCCTTGAGCACTTCTCTTCTGAGTAATATCAAAGTCTCCTGAAAGAACACTGGCTGTGATTGCAGTCACCACTCCTCCAGCATCAATTTGATCGGTCCCTGTTTCGTGTTCATAATAAATTGCAATGCCATCCGTGTTGCCTACAACATCAAAAGAAGTATTATCAGAAGTGGTGTAATAACAAGCATGTGGTTTAGCAAAAACAGAGGAATCAGCCCAGGCCGTTCGTGCCAAGGTTCCAGTATACCATATTGGTTTTTTCAGCATTACCGATTCTAAATAATTATAAGTCACAACCCGATCCACCACATTCGATCCATTAGTACAGTAATACCAACTTACTTCTCCAAATAAATTATTAAGTCCTGCGTTAATAAGATTTCTGGAAGTAGTATTAATATCGTCAAAAACAAAATCTTCAACTAAACATGGCATCGTTTGAAGCTGGCCTGAGTATTGAAAGAAACCATTTTCTGACATCCAGAAAGCAGTTCCATCAACTTCCATGCAGGCATTCTTGCCCAGAAGGCCACAGTTGGTTCCCGCGTGTTCAAAAGAAAAGGTAAAAGGTTGACCAACGAAACGCATCAAAAAGATGGCTGAATCTGTCCAGATATACATGGTGTCCCGACCCCGAATAGCTCCCATAATTCTAGAACCCTGGGCCAGTCTTTGCGTGCCCGCCGTATTGATTGCTGAAGGTGTGTAGTCACTTAAGGATTCCTGATCCGACCACCTGATAAACATATCATCTTGGGTAGAGGTATCACCAATCGTTGTTTCCGTTCCTAAGAAAATTAAGTGACGATCAACCGGCGACACTATCATGTGTCGAGAAGCCGTTGGTGCCCCACTAATAACAGTAGCTCGACTCTCTGTTGGATTCGAAGCTGCTGCATCCCATTCATAACAAGATCCATTATAAACCAGAGCCATTAATTTTGTTCCATAGTTGTCCAGAACCCAAAGTCCGGGTTCAATAGTAAAGTCAGCTGAGGATGCTTCACCCCATGCAACATAATCGGAGATATTGGTTACATCATCCCCGGAACTATGAGTAGATGGTGAGGTAGAACTGGATTGCGCTGTGGTTCCGTTTACTCCTCGAGCCCCTCCACTTAAAATTCCTGTGCTGGTATCGTTAGCGGCAAAAGAGATATCCTCGGTCCCTACTCTAATTTCTCCTGAAGTAGGAAAAGCAGTTGAGCTGGCAAGAGTAATTGATGTTGTGCTTGTGTCTGAAATGTCAGCGCCTAATGTAGTAGTGGCTGCCCCTGAAGCTGCTCCAGAATAAGTTCCTGTACCCCATCCATAACCACCCACTTCTTGAGCTGGTCCTACGGTTACATAACACAATGCTGAAGCCGAACCTGAATTACTTAATTGAGTTCCTGATTCCGCCGCTGCCATAGTAATGGTAATCGTGGTTGAGGTAGGGGCCGACGTCACCATAAATTTAATGTCTTCAAAGGAAGCATCGGTATAAGTCGATCCAATTGCCGTAACTCCACTGACAGCATCAAATTTAACAATGTCATCATCCACTAACCCATGGGGACTTGGAAAAGTAACCGTGACCGCAGTGTCTGAAGTAGTACTAGTAAAATCGCAACCTGTTATAGTTGTTCGAAGAGGATGAATGTCATGATATTGTCCACCTGAATAGACGTATAAAATTCTGTTAGTGCCGATCGCTGCATATTTAATGCCTGCATTATCATCCCAATGGTGAAGGGCCCTAGCGACACCCGTTAGTTTATCTTCTCCTAACTGATCCCAGCCTCCTATTTTTTCAGGAGTTCCATATCGAAAACGAACAAAGTCTCCTCCTGTCCATTGTCCTTCGGCGCCAGTCGGAGTTACTTGTTTATTAAATCCTGGTAAAAAGCTTACTTTTTGTAGCATAGAAAATCCGTTTCTATTACAAATATACTAGATCTTAGTGGAGATCAACTCCTTACACCAACCGTTTTGATAGTCAATAGCCATGACTTCTTTAGCTTTAGCTTCTTGAGCCTTAGTAATGACTCTGGCAGGATGTTCCCTGAGCCTTGTTTTCTGTATCTTCTTTCCCCCCAGTTGCTCCAGGAACGGAAGGAGGTGGGTATCAATCTCTTTCATATTCCAAACATGCGTATAGATGCTGGGATCAGGACCGAGCATATCCGTGTTCGTTCGACAATGAATTCGAACGTAGTTATTTTTTAATTGGTCTTGATAGGTATCAAGAAAATGATCCAAGTTATTAAGACTAGGAACATGTTTCTGACAGTAATAAAAACCACTTACAATTTTATCTATAGGATCACGGTAAACAGCAATACGA